TTGCTGGTCAGTAGCCATTTCTGTTTCATAGCGCGAGCAGGGGGAACGACGACTGTGTGATCTCGCCATACCGGTCCAAGAGTCTTGGGTTGGAGTGAGGCTGTTCCCTGATAGCTCAGCACAAGATCTCGAGCGTCAAAGTCAATACCCATCAATACCTCACCATTAGTGGTGGTGCCAACAGCGGCCTTATACAGGTACTTCACTCCCAGTATCCTGTACATTTCGTACAAGCCGGCTCGGGCGTCGAGGTGTGCCATCCCCGATGCGCCGGGGAGGAACTCGAAGCCCTCTGTTGCGTTCCCGGTTACGGGAGTCAACAGTTCCCGATACTTGACTTTCAAAGTCCCCAGAGGTTGCTGCGCTCGACGACGGCGCGGTTGCCGCCGTCTCGCAGTCGGCTGCCCAGTTCTTGGCATCTCGGAGACTATCGAATATCCGCTGGCGGCTTGAAGGGTCTGTCTCGAAGGCTATTTGGTCGTCAGGACCAATGTCAAATGTCAAATGGAAGGAGGCACGAGCAAGTGGGCTAATTTCGGTGATCCACTTCGGGTCATCGTTTTCGGGTCCGCTCAATTCCTGAAGTCTTTTGACGTAGATCGGGCCAAGCATCGGAACGCCATTCCATTCCTCAGCATGAGCACGAACTAAATCAATTGGCTTCGCGTCGTGTATAGAGGTGCCGAAACGTGTGACATCGCGTAGTGGGTGCCGTACCCTCACTGGGTCGTTCTTTGAGTTGATGACATCGTAACGTGAACAAAACGTTCCACCGGAATGAGACGAAATAACTTCTGGTTTCATCCCGGTGGCACGGATCACTTTGGCGTTGAAATCAACCAGTTCGTCATCTGTAACAGCAGCAATCATGTCGTCGCCCTCGACGATGAAGGAGTCGAGCGGTAAACCCGCAGCCATCATCAAGCAAGCTACGACAAGACAGTTGCCAATAGATGTCGTCACGTCACCGCTCATCCGTGTAGCATCCACATCATATCGTGCGCCGAAGAATGTCTCAACCTTATTGTCTAAGGTGAGTTTCAGCAGTTCAGCAACATGAGGCGGGAACACATGATGATAGATTAAGTGCTCTGTGGCTTCAAGCAACGCTCTAGAACAGTGCCGATCAAATCTATGGAAGTCGACCTCAAGTGTGTTCAATGCCCTTTCCTTGAGAGACTGGACCTTGAGGGCGCGCTCTGCAGGTGACAAGCCCTTTATGAAGATGGGCAAGACATCTGTAGCACGCTTTTCCATCGCAGCGACCCATGGACCGGCGTGAACCTTAAAAGTATCACTCCGGGCTTGGATGGCGCGAGGATCACCCTCCTTGTCAAGCTTCTCAACCTTCATAAACATTTTGACAGCAGCAGAACAAGGACACTCTTGCAATTTCCGTTGCAGTTCAGTTCTGCGTACGGTGTTGAACCTTGTCACCCAATCCTCGAATAGCAGAGGTGATTCGACGGGGCCAATCCTATGTGCCAATACTACGGCAGCCTTGGTTATTTCTTGGCTAATGTGTGTCGTCATCACTGGTGGGACCGCGCGCTCAACAATTGATGTGAACTCGTTTTCCCAGCAGCGTTGGGGCACACATGGCACGACCTCAACCAAGGGGTCGTAGTTGACGAGGGTTCGCCATGACACGAACTTGGTGTACGCATACCTTGTAATGTCGACAAGCTTCCGCTTAGCTTTGATTAGCGGTGTGCCAACTACATACCCGAACCCGCGAACGGTGCTACCGCATACCTGTACGACAGTACCACCGTATCTCCTGTACCACGGTCTTTCGACAGTGGGTTCCTCTGCAACCAAGTCTGAGACGTAATTATTGGACTTTCTTATTTCTTCCCTGTTTAAACGACAGTGCATAGCTATGGTCAAGCTTGCACTCTCATTTATAACCCGCGTTATCATCTCAGTGAGGTTGTG